CCTGGACATAGGCAATCCGCCGGTGATGGTCGCAATAGACATGCCCGGTTGTGGGCATGGCACAACTTAGCAGCCCCTCGCCATCACCGCCTACAGGCCAAGCGCAGGCCATAGGGGCGCGGTCCATAAGCCGCGTCGGGCGTGATCCTGGCGGGGGCGAAAAGGCCTCCTCCATGACCTCACGCCAAGGGCGCTTGGTAATGTGCGCCTTGGGCGGCATTGTGCCGATATTGTCCGCCTTGGACAGCGTGACGGGCTTTTCCTTGGGATAGCGCAGGACGGGTTCGGGCTTGGGCTCTTTGGGGAGCGTAGCGCGTTTGCCAGCCCTGCGAACGGGTAGGCCCAGGCCGACTTGCCTGAGACGCCACAGACGGCCAATGATGGCGTTGCGGGTTTTGTGCATGGTCAGGCCGATCTCGGTGGCGCTATGACCGCCAGCTTGCAAGTCGAGTAGCTGGCGGTCCTGGTCGGGGGTCCAGAGCGGGGTCATGGGCTAGGCTTCGGCAACAAAAGCGTAACCGCTAACATCGGGAAGCAAGCCGCCATGAAACTTGGAGCGTTCCCATCCGCGCTTTTTGATAAGCTCGTTTGCGGCGAGGGCGTGATTTTCCGCCACGCTAAAAGCGTGATCCCAATTCACGATGATGGAACCCGAAAAGCCGGTGACCTTGATGCGAGCGCCGCGCGTTTTGGTCGCGGGGATGAACTTGGTAATGATAGCCTGGGACATCGCGTTTTCTCCTCTAAGCGATGATTGATCCTAGAACGGGGTGATTTGAAATGCAACCTTGGGCTAGGTGTCCCGCGTCAAGCGGGACATGCCGGTCCAGAACCACACACCGCCCGCCCACGGGGCGACGTTGCGGAGGATGCTTTCCATCGCGGGCGATCCGAACGCCATGACAACGTAGGCAATGGCGAAGTAGCCGGCGGCGGTAAGGAACCAGGGGTTTTTGAACATTGCTCTTTCTCCTCAAGAGCGCCGGGGGAAGCGCCCCGGCTCGCCTCCTGATCTGGACAGCCCAGCCCCGGAGAGGGGGTCGGGGACATCGCTCGGGCTGGTCTAAGCCCGCCGCCCCATGACCAGACTATGAACCAAGGTGATTCGTAATGCAATCCCCTTTTTGCGAAAAAATGAAATTAGTTTGGGGGCCAGATCATAGGCAGGGTTATGCCGAACGCGCCGCGCTTGTCGCCGTTGTCGCTGAAGGCACAAAAACCACCGTAGCGCATGAGGATCCGGGCATGGCGCTCGCATTGTGTCTTGAAGTCGGCGGGGTCAACGGGCGCAAAGACGGGGCGATCCTGCGTCTTGGCGATTTGTCCATAGCGACCGCGAAGGCTAGCTGGCGTCCGGCCTGGGAAGGCGTGAGCCATGTCGGCCCATGTCTCGCGTTCGTGGCGAAGGCGGAGCAATAACAGGTCCTCCGCTTGCGTGTATGGGGGCGTTTTGGAGCGGGTCACGGTTCCTGCTCCCAAGGGTTAGACAGGGCGCGGCGAAGCGCCATGCCGCCTTGTTGAAAGTGGGTCAAAGCGATTGACGCCCAGCGCGTGTTGACAGGCGTCCTGCGTCGGATGTCGCGCAGAAGGGACCAAAGTTCCCTTTCTATATCGGCAAGCCGCTGTGTGGCGTCTTCCAAGGACAGTCGCAAATTTGTGTCGTCCGTCACGCCGCACCCCCAAACACAACGAAGGCGGCGATGATGAGCCAGAGCAGGGCGCCGAATGTGAAGGCAGTCAGGGCGAATTCCAGGGCTAGGGCGATTAGGCGGGTCATTGCGTCACCTCGTAATGCACGCTGGCGCGCTCCAGGGCGAAGTGGACAATGCTGGACGTAGCGTAATGGTCCGGGTCCAGATCGGCCACTTGCTCGAAAGCCAAGCGGTTCAGATCGTCAAGCTGGGCTTGCGTATAACCTTCCGTGTTGTCCATACGGGCGGCATAAATGCGGTCAAATTCATCGCGGGTCATGGTGCAATCTCCTATGTTGCATGGCTTCAGGCGGGCCACGCTATGCGCTCCCGCCTTGGGCCGGTTGTCGGCGATGTGTTAAGGTTTCAGCGAAAATCGAACATAACGGGGCGGATAGGTTAAAGCCGCCATACTTCGCGGGCGTAGCGTTCCAAGTCCGCCAAGGCCTCCGCTTTCGTGCGGTAATGGTCGCCCACGGCGGCGAACCGACCGCCGTAATCTTCCGTCAAGTCTAGGAACCGCCACAGGCGCGGGCCTTGTTGCTGGATGCCCAATTCAGGGAAGCGGGTGCGAGTGATAGCGGGGCGGGGGTTGGCGTAGGTCATATCGTTTTCTCCGTCATGGCCGTGATTGGCCTATGTCCAGACCATGCCCTAGGCTGATTCGTTATTCAAGAGGGATAATTGCAAAAAAATGGAATTATGTGATTGACGGCGTTTGTGGGGCTGATAGGGTTGTCGCGTCGATAGAGGAGATAGCGACATGAACAACGGACGCCCCACTGATCAAAACGAAATGACCCCGGAGCAACGGCTTACTTCCCTGCTGCATATTTTCGGTTGGACCGGCGGCACTATCCATCAAGTCGCCCAGGAGACGGGTTGCAGCGCATATGACCTGCTGCACGGGACTGCCCCGTTTGGCGACGGCTTCAGCGCCGTTCGGACTTGCTCGCCTGAATTCAACCGGCGCGTTAATTTCCCTCGCGCCCATGGTGACCTTAGCTTCTGGCTTAGCGCGGCATTCGGGCAATGGCTGCATGAAAACGGGGTCCCGTCTTTCGCCAAGGCTGGCTAGCCAGCCTCAATCCTGGCGCATCAAGCCCGGCCATTGTGTCGGGCTTTTTGTTGCGCGTAATTCCTAGTGGATAGGTGGGGATTGTGGGCAAAGAAAAACCCCGCGCTAGGCGGGGTTAGTGGGGAAGTGTGTGGGGCGGGGTTAGGCAATCAATTCAAGCGCCAGGATCGCCATTGCGAATTGATGGGCATAGAAGCCAGAGACGGCCCAACGGTCTTGTGAGAGGGGCTTGTATCCGGCGCGATCAATAGCCGCACCTTGGATCGCCAGGGTTACAATCGTTTGCATGTCGCTATCTCCTCTAGTGACGTTCGAACCCTACTCGCGCTTAATTTGAAATGCAAGCGGCTTTTGTGGCGTCAAAAGCGGACGTAGCGATTGGGGATAACATAAAGATATCTTTATGCGTTTATGTGGAATTGAGATGTGTAGGGGCGTGATGAAGGATGCGCCCGCCCCCACAAACGACACCCTCAAAATCGTATTTTGGACGGTTTTGGCAAAATCGCTCGGACAACGGTTTTGTCCGGCCAATTCGTCGTTTTGTCCAGACGTGTCCAGGTGGACCATTGATTTTATTGACAGAATTTTCGCAAAATTCGGCGTTTTGTCCGGTTAATTTCGAGGCGGACAACTGGACGGGGGTATATATACCCCGTCCTGTCCTGGTTTGTCCGGCATCTGTCCAGGCTATGAAGGCAGGCCAGGATCATGCCTTGGGCTGGCTCACTGGCGTGCATCTTGTGGCCCGCCCTTTTTGCAGATTGTGCAATATTAGGTGTTGCAGGGTTTGCCTAATTTGATATTGATGGTGCGTCGAAAGAGGAGACACCGACATGGCCCGCAAGATTATCGTTAAGCGTCGCTTCAATAAGGACGGAACCATCAGCCTCGTTTCTCGCGGTCGCGTGATTTTCAAAAGCCGCGACATGGACGCGATCCAGTCCTTTACGAGGGGCTTTCTAGGGGCCGCCTAACCCGCCCCACAATCCATTCTATCCAAGCCCGGCCTTAGCGCCGGGCTTTTTCATTGCGCCCCATTACCCGCCGGGGGGTATGCCCATGCCTGCCATTGTGTAGGCCATGCCATGCGGGGCCAGCCGTGGCGCTACAGTGGCCTAGTGTGGGGTCATGGGGTCATGGGCCAGCTTGGCCTTGCGTGCCCTTGTGCCGGCTTGCGTGCGCTTGCGTGACTGTGGGCCAGCTTGCAGCTGTGCGCGCCTCGCTCGCCTCGCCGTCCAGGCATGAATTCATGCTCGATTGAGGGTGTGTGCCATTGTGGGACAAGACCCCCCCCGGGGGTCCGACCCGGTTGGGGGGTGCGGCTGTAGCTATCCGCCCCTCCCCACAAATTTTTTGCCATTTCGCAATGTTGCGTATTACGCAAATGCTTGCACGCCCCCCAAATCCCCGCTATCTAGTCCCCATGACAAAGTTCAAGGTCAATCACGGCAAGGGCGGCAGACCCCCGAAGCCCGAGTTGCAAAAGGTTCGCAAGAACCTTGCGGAATTCATTTCGACCAACTCGCACAAGCTTGAAGACTGGCTTGACGAGATTTACGAGCGTGACGGCCCCAAGGTCGCGTTCGACAAGTTTACGGACCTTCTGGAATTCTATGTGCCCAAACTGGCCCGGCAGGAGCATACGGGCGCGGATGAGGGGCCGGTGGAGTTGTCAATCAAGTGGTCAACCGACGCGAAGTAGTCCTGGAATACGCCCCGAGAAAGGCGTTTCTCCCGTTCCACAATCGCAAGCAACGCTGGTCATGCCTTGTGGCGCATCGGCGGGCGGGCAAGACTGTCGCGGCGGTCAATGAGATCATCAAACAGGCGGCGCTGAATACGTCGGGCACGGGCCTGTATGGCTATGTGGCCCCGTATCGCAGTCAGGCCAAATCGATTTCATGGGACTACATGAAGCGGTATGCGAGGCCGCTTATCAAGCAGGCCAATGAGGCCGAACTTCAGGTGGACTTGATTAATGGCAGCCGGATTCGGCTGTTCGGGGCGGACAACGCCGACGCCATGCGCGGTTTGGGCTTCGATGGCGTCTATATGGATGAGTATGGCGACTTCAAGCCGAGTGTTTGGGGTAACGTCATTCGTCCTGCCTTGTCGGACAAGCAGGGCTGGGCGGTGTTTGGGGGCACACCCAAAGGCAAGAACCAGTTTTGGGAGGTGTTGCAGACCGCCAGGATGAACCCGAAGGAGTGGTTTCACCTGATCCTGAAGGCGTCCGAGAGTGGAATCCTGCCTGAGACGGAACTTGACGACAACAGGAGGCAGTTGTCGCAAGACCAGTATGAGCAGGAATACGAGTGCAGCTTTGAGGCGGCGATTCTGGGCGCGTTTTACGGCGTTGAAATGCGCGTTGCGGCGGAAGAACGCCGAATTGGCAAGGTGGACTATGATCCCAGCCTGCCCACGTTCACGGCCTGGGACTTGGGATACCGCGATGACACCGCAATCTGGTGGTATCAGGTGCTACGCAACGAGATTCATGTGATCGACTACCATGCCGTGAGCGGCAAGGGGGTCAAGGAACTGTCCAAGATCGTCACGGATAAGCCGTATCACTACGAGAAGCACTTTTTGCCGCATGACGCCAAGGCCAAGACCCTCGCGGCGGAAGGCAAGAGCATCATTGAGCAGCTTGGCGAATACCTCGGCATGGAAAACATGTCGATTGTGCCGGATTTGAGCCTCCAAGACGGTATCCAGGCGGTCAGAAAGACGCTGCCCTATTGCTGGTTTGACGAAAAGAAGTGCTACGAGGGAATTGAGGCGCTCAGGCAGTATGAGCGTGAATACGACGAGGATCGCAAGGCTTTCAGGCCCACGCCCAAGCACAATTGGTGCTCGCATCCGGCAGATGCCATGCGGATGATGGCGATTTCTTGGGATAAAGGGCAGTTTCGGGACAAAAAATCGGCAAATCCACATACTTTGTTGGTAGGTGCGGAAAATTCGGCTACACTGAATGACA